CATATGGCGGAGCCGCAATCAACACTTCTGGGTCACAGTCTGGTACACACAGCATTTCCGCACGTGGGTATCCGCTAGCGAGCATTGGGGGGTCTGACGGCTATGCGCCGCTTTACCAGAACACATTTACAGTATCAGATACCAGCAGGTTTATCTTAGTATTTGGCACCAACGATATTGGTAGCACGACGCTCGATCCGATGCTTATTCGTTGGTCAGATCAAGATTCGCTGACTACGTGGTTCCCACAAATCACCAACCAAGCCGGTAGTGTGCGGTTGTCGCACGGCTCAAAGATCGTTACGACCGTGCAGAGTCGGCAAGAGATCGTTGTTTTTACTGATTCGTCCCTATACTCTTTGCAGTATCTCGGCCCACCTTACGTATGGAGTTCACAACTTCTTGGTGACGGCCTTTCAATCGCGGGGCCAAACGCTGTTATATTAGCCTCTGGGGTCGTATATTGGTTGGGCACGGACAAGTTCTACAAGTACGACGGGCGTATACAGACGCTTAGCTGTGATCTTCGGCAGTACGTATTTAATGACATAAACCAAGCGCAGTCAGAACAGTTTTTTGCTAGTACAAATGAGGGCTTTAACGAAGTTTGGTGGTTCTATTGTTCGGCTAACAGCACGGTAATAGATCGCTATATTGTGTACAACTACTTGGAAAATATTTGGTACTACGGCACGATGGGGCGCACGGCTTGGCTTGATAGCGGGCTGAACAACTACCCGGTTGCTGCAACTTACTCACGTAATCTGGTCTGGCATGAGAACGGCGTAAACGATTGTACTGATTCCGTTACAGGTGTGCCCATTTCGTCCTACATTCTGTCTGCCGAATTTGATATTGATGACGGGCACAACTTCGGGTTTGTGTGGCGGATGCTGCCAGATCTTAAATTTGTTGGATCTACTACCGCAAGTCCGCAGGTAACCTTAACACTGTACCCACTACAAAACTCAGGTTCCGGGTACAATAACCCACTATCAGTGGGGGGAGACGCCTACGCTACATCTACACGTACAGCTACGTACCCGATTGAGCAGTATACTGGGCAGATATACACCCGCGTGCGTGGACGCCAGATGGCGTTTAAGATTGAAGGGAACCAGCTTGGGCTGCAATGGCAGCTTGGCGCTCCCAGACTCGATATCAGAAATGATGGCCGTAGATGAGATACCTAGTCACATCAACATATGAGCTTAACAGGGTAGTTGCTCCGCGTTTGCCCGCTGCAACGGTTCAGTATGACCAGAACTACATCAACGACCTCAACAACATCCTGCGGTTGTACTTCAACCAGATCGACAATATTCTGGGGCAGCTAATGGCTTCTGCAACATCCGTACCGATTACATTCCCGCCCACTGCGCTAGATGCGTTTGGGCGGCAGCGGGTTAGTCAGCCGTATACTCTGTTCGATAGCCAGAGCCGCTATGCTGCGGATAATCAGTTTGATACTTCGACCACCGGCACAGGCTCAACCACATACAACAGCAACCAAGCCAGCGTAAGTATGAGTGTGACTGCTGGCGGCGTAGGTTCAGTGGTGCGCCAGTCCTACAGAAGTTTTCCTTACCAGCCCGGAAAAGGACTGTTGGTGCTTGCCACGTTTCAAATGGACGCTAGCGCCAGTGCAAACCTAAGCCAAAAGGTTGGCTACTTCAACGCCCAGAACGGGGTGTTTTTTTCCAAAGTTGGCGGCACCAACGCATTTACCTTGCGCTCTTATACGGGCGGCTCAGTAGACGATACTCGGACAGTGGCACAGTCAAGTTGGAATGGTGACAAGCTTGATGGCACCGGCGCATCAGGGTTAACCCTAGACCTAACTCACCCGCAGATTCTGTGGATGGACTTTGAGTGGTTGGGCGTTGGGTCGGTGCGATGTGGGTTTATTATTGACGGGCAATATATTGTCTGCCACACCTTTAATACCGCAAACGTATACGGCACAACCGTATATATGACCACGGCAATTCTGCCGGTCCGGTACGAGATTACTTCAACGTCTGCGATTGCTGCTACTTTGACACAGATTTGCTCTTCTGTTATGTCAGAAGGGGGATTTGAAGCAACTTCGGTTGAGCATGTCGCTTCAATGACAAATCTTACTGCTTCTTCTTATTTAACAACTGCATATAAACCTTTAATCTCCATAAGATTGGCTTCTGGAAGAACTGGGGCGATTGTATTACCTACCACACTTAATTTTTTACCCTCCACCGCAGATAACTTTCAAATTGGTTTTGTAAAAAACGCAACGCTTTCTACACCATCATGGTCTGCGGTGCCAGGAGATTCCAATGTTGAACAGGATATTAGCGCTACTTCGTATACCGGCGGAACTTTAGTTTATGCTGAGTTTGCCACTGGCAAAACGGGGCGAAGTATTTTATCGGTTGGCGCAGGGTACAACTGGGACATGCAATTAGGTGCATCTATTGCAGGGGTCAGCGATACTTTAACTTTGGTGGCAAGAACTGTAACCACAGGTGGTGCGGCCTCTGGTGGCGGCATTGGGGCAATTTCGTTTTACGACCTAACACAATAAATTAGGAACTATCATGGCAGATGGTGGAATTGTTACAGGCGCACTAATTGGCGCAGCGATGGGTGGTGGAAGCGCGGCTCTCCAAGGCGGTGATCCTCTGAAAGGGGCATTGCTTGGCGCAGCCACTGGTGGTGCTGGTGCTGGAATTGGTAACGCTTTGTTTAGCGGTGCTGGCGCGGCTGGTACGGCTGGTGCTGCTGAAGCTGGCGCGGCTGCTGGTGGGGCCGGAAGTGGCGGAGCCGCACCTATTATAAATGGCGCGGTTCCCGGTGGTAGCGCAGCGGGAATCCCATATACCCCCAATATGTTGTCCGTTGCAAACGCTGGCGCTGGCCCCATGTCTACCGTGCCGGGGATGGCTCAACCTATTGGTGCGCAAGTTGGTGCTGGGCCTATGTCTTCTGCATATGCCCCTGTGGCGCAGTCCGCTGGTGCGGGTATGCCCCAAGCTCCCGGTGGGCCAATTTTTGATACCAAAGAATGGTGGCGAGGACTATCTACCCCAGAAAAAGCGCTCTATGGTGGCGGTGCCGGTATCGGTGCGCTCATGCTGGCTGACCGTAATAAGTACGGAGTACCAAAAGAAGAGAAGTACTCTGGGCCATTGAGCAAGTTTCGATATGATCCGGGCAGATATACCCCACGGTTCTACGCGGAAGGTGGCATTGCTGGACTGAACCAAGGGCCGTTGGACCAAAACCAAATTATGGTTGGTGGGCCGTCTAGTAATATGCAAACGATGGCGGCTGGTGGCGGGGTGAGTACGCTTGGTAGCTATTCTGATGGTGGGCGGCTGCTAAAAGGCCCCGGCGATGGGATGTCTGATAATATTCCAGCACGGATAGGTCGCAAGCAACCTGCACGATTGGCCGAAGGCGAGTTCGTTGTGCCTGCTGATGTCGTCTCCCACTTGGGTAATGGATCTACAGACGCAGGTGCTAAGCAGTTGTACGCAATGATGAACAAAGTTCGTCACGCACGCACGGGCAATCCACGCCAAGGCAAGCAAATAAACCCACGCAAGTACATGCCTGCGTAAGGAGAATACGATGGCGTTCGGTGGCGGTAACTTTGGTGATGGTGGCGATGATTATGGTGGCGGGTATGGTCGCGCTGCACGTCGCCGTTCTGGGTCTTCCGGCATTCCTAAATTTGCGCCTGCCGACGTTCCTAGCCGTTCGGGATATCGTAATTTTTTGCGGGACCCCAGTGAGGGTGGACCGTACCGCAGCACATCCCAATTTCAAGGTTACCAACCCGTAGCCCCTCGCGCTCCCGGCAATACGGGCATCACTGCTTTCACTCCGGCAGCGTATCAGCCCGTCCGGTACAACCCTAGTTACTACAACCCATACAGCCGTGGCATTGCGCCAATGGTTGCACCGCGCTACAGCTATTTCTTTGGTTCGCGCAGTCCGCAGCAGCCTCCCCTGCCGCCTCCGGTTACTCCTACATATCCTACGTACGACACCAATCCGACTGAAGACACGGACACGGACACGGACACGGACACGTACGACGTTGATCCGATTGTAGACACGTTCAACCCGACCTTTCCCACATTCTATACCGGCCCAACTTTTCCTACGTACGAAACCTTTCCTACGTACGACACGGACCCAACGGAAGACACTGAGCCTACTGAGCCGACTGAAGACACTGAGCCGACTGTACCAACGTACGATACTGAGCCGACTGAAGA